GGAGCCTGCGGGTTGTTGGGCTTGAGTGCCGATGGGAAGGGTGACCGCCCCGACGCCGGGGAACACCGCGTCGCTCGCCAACCCTATCGTCGGGTTCCCTGCAAACGCATTCCCATTCGTCACCGATGTCTGGTTTGCCACCCCATCAATCGCTCTAGGCGTCAACGTAGAGCCTGAAAGCACCGTGACTAACCCTGAGCCTGACATTCCTGCCAAAGACGCTGGAAGACCGCTTAGGCTGATCGTTGGGTTACCTGCTTGCCCATCCCCATCTGTGATGCTCAGACCGCTACCTGTAACAGCTATGTTGCGTGGGACGATTGACCCAGAAACCTTGACCGCAAACCCGTTTCCAGCACTCTCTAGACTGCCAGAAGTGCCGTTCAGGGTGATCCGAAGGTAGGACTGCGCGCCATTGTTGACCAATCCAATACCAGTTCCAGAGGATAGGTACTGGCTGTTAGCTAGCGTGGGTTCATTGACTACCGTTAGGAAACTCTGGCTAGAGAAGTTTGAGGATGAGATCGCAACAGTCGTAGTTTGGACGGTTTGTCCGTTTTGTACGAGAGGAACTGACTCAGTCCCGAGGATCGGGCCAGCCGTGGGGAGTTGGGTAATGGTGACTTGTACTGATGACATATCAAGGCTGTTGAACGATACCGTCGACGTTACCGTCTTCTTGTGGTGTTGCGGAACTCGATTGAGTCGAGATTATGTAGGCGCCATAGCCCCCAGTGATAAGTTGATTGTTCTCCACCGCGACGCTCAAGTCAGGGCGAGGGAAGCGGATGTTGATGCGCTCAGTCTTGCGAGCAGGCAGGCGGTAGGGGTCGAACTGGTCGGCACAGCCTTGGTCACACACTTGAAGCCCGGGGAAGTTCGGGTCGCTCCTCATCACCGAGTGCGCCCTCTTCATCTTGCACCTGTCGCACACCGCAATCGCTATGTCTGAATTCCCTAGCGTATCGAGGAACTTTGGCATATCAAATCCACCTGCATTCAGTAATATGACTATATTTTTTGCTGTGCGTCACATTTTGATTATTTAACCAACGATACAGAGTGCCATGAAGCACCCCAATCGCACGAGAAGCCTCCATCAGCGACTTGTATTCAACGCCATTGATAACGCATGGGCGCATTGGATGACAATTTTTCAAAGACTCAACATGAGATGCTGAAAGTTTTTTTCCAAGTCTTGTTTGACTTTGATGCAACCGAACTTCTGGTCGATTCATCGCTACCGATAAAGCCTGTTTTTGCTTTTCACGCAATTGCGGATTCGACATTGGATTGCGCTCAAGCATCATTTGCTTTTTGAATTCTTTATGTTCTTCGGTATGACGAAACCCGCGAGAACCTTCACCACCGCTGGAAATATTTACCAGCTTGTGTCCCATGTTTCTAAAAGTGTCAATCAAAAAAATCTCGTGATCAAAGGCATCTTTTTCAGTAGGCCAGCTTGCCAAAATTTCAGTCTTGAAGTTGCCATACTTTGCAACAGTCCTTTTCCACGCAACATTACGTCCAGCAGAGCTGTGGGCACGCTTTGCAGACCCTTTACCAACGTAAAAGATCGAGCCATCTGGCTTGTAATGAGCGTATGTTGTGTAATACATTTTATCTTGTATACACCGAAATATTAGGTGCAAAGTACACGGGACTTTTGTCTCTTTCTTCCTGCTCGGCGTCATAGAGGTACTTGTCAGCCATTTTCTCGAGGTATTGGATGCGCGCTACGTCAACCGCAGGCAACTCCAAGCTCATCCTGTGAGCTAGCATCATCTGAACTGCTTCATACCAGCGTTGGGGTATCTCCAGCTCACCATACAGCTCGCCCACATCCATGATTTGGCGCGAATACCACACGGTCATCTGCACAAATGGGTCTGAGGGGACGGGCCACAAGTAAATCGTTGGCTCAGGAATCGTTCTGTCAAACCAAAACTGAAAAGGCTGATTTGCAGTGAAGTTTTTGTTCGGTAAATTGGTGTAATCGTCACGATTTAGGCGCGCCATCGTGATTTCGGTCGAGTTATTGCCGAAATAAAGCTCATCAACGTTCAAAGTTGTGCTGTTGTAGGCTCTTGCACGGTAATACTGCACCGTTTGACCTGCTTGGATGTCATTCCATATCCAAACGCCGTTCTCAACAGTGATTTCACCAAGGTCAAGCAAGGTGCTCCACGTAATTCCATCAAGAGAATACTCATAAATCAGCGAAAGCACGCCTGATGTGTTGGGCAAATAGCCAATTGAGCCAATGTAGACAGGGTTGTCAGTGCCAAAGTCAACGGAAATGTTGCCATTAGTCGATGTTTGGGTGCAAGCAGTTAAAACATTACTGTCAAAAGCGTTTGCAACAGTTCCACCAGCACTTGATGCGTACCCACCAGTGTTATTGGGGGTAGGACGGTTCATACGGCGGTACAAGGCGTTCAAAACTTCTACTGAACCCTTGGGTAGCTTGTAGGTCATTTTGTCGGCTTGTAGACCGAAAATTTCCTTGTTGATCGCCCAATACTGAATCCCGCGGTTAGCGAGGTTGGAAAGAAGGAAGTACAGGCTTTCTCTGGCAGAGATTTGCTGTTCAGAGGTCAACTCCTCAGCAAGCTTTCCGCAACGGCGAGCACCATGGTCAATCAGAGTCTGAACCTGAATGACTGTCTGACCAATTGTGTTCGAGTAAGCCATCTTTTTCCTTTACCAGCCAGAGCAGTTCCAACGCTTGAGCGATGCTTTCGCTCTTGGTGCGTCACCCTTGGCGTGTTCCACAACTCCACTCATGCGTGCACAGAAGGAATCCTTGCGTGCTCCACCTTGTGGTTGAGGTGCTTTTAGGTTAGAACCTGTTTCTCGATTGTACTTAGCGCGACCCTTTTCGGTAAGTCCAGCACCCTTAGAAACAGGTAACTTCTCTCCGCGTCCAACCGCTAGAGAGACTCCACCCTCTTTCATTTTTTTGGCGGTTTTGGCTGACTCTTTGAAAGCTTTGTTAGTGGGCGCACCTTCGCTACCAACTCTTCGCATTTTTTCACCAGAGCCTCCAGCAATTCTTTCACGCTTGGCTTGGATGTTGGCATATAGACCTTTCTTAGTCATGGCTTACCAACCAGACTTACCGCCACCGCACATCTTTTTAGGTGCAGGGGCAGAACGCTTGGTGCTATAGGCAATTGCAACTGCTTGCTTGACAGGTTTGCCTGCTTTGACTTCAGTTGCTATGTTTTTCTTGAACGCTTTTTCAGATTTGGATTTAATTAAAGGCATGATTTCCCTTAAGCGTAAGATTTCACCATCTCAAGAACAACTGTGTATGTGTCTCCAGCAGTTGCATCTGAGGTGCTAAACACAATGTTTCCATTTTTACCTGCGCCAGCATTGTTTGTAATGCCACCAATTTTGGAAAAATCATTTTCGTAATTAGTGTTTACAGTGCCTAAAAAGAATGGAACGTCAGTAGTTGCATCCCAATACATTCTTACTTCCATGCCGTGGCATACAGAAGTAATCTTTGTAACAGTAACGCCTGTACATGCTTGATTAAAACCACTTCTAGCTAAATTTGCCACGTTTACTTTTGTAACCGCAGTCTCACCAGTGCCATCACTGATATTTGTGAATTTCATAATTGCAACGCGCTCGCCATCCATGAGCGTTTGACTTGTGACTGCATCAGCCATTTTTTACTCCTTAGAAAAAGAGGGAGCCTAAGCCCCCTCTCAGGTTTAGCACTTTACAGAACCACCATGCTTTTTAACTTTCTCACTCGTAACTACAGTTGTCTTTTTAACATCTGCGGGTTTACCAGTGATATAGTTTTTAGCCTTGGTGTAAGCCTCTTTTACCATGCTTATAGGATTTAACGCCTCTTCAAGCTCACGGCTAGCTTTGTCAGTAATTACCTTCGGATCAACGCTGTTGTTTGCGATGTCACGAGCGTAGGTACTTTCTCCGCCTTCTGCCATTTTCTTGACTCGACCACCCTTCTTAAAAGTGCCAGACAGTGCAGTAATGCTCACAGGGGGGGTGGGTTTCTTACGGCCTTGGGGCATCGATTGCGCCCCGCCGTCGTCCTGCACTACCGCGCCACCCCTAGCATACTTTTTTGCAGTTCCGCCTTTTTTGTAGCCACCTGCGTTGCCTAGCTTCACGCCACCAGTAGTCATGTTAGTCACGCCAGCAGGGGTACTGCTCACGTTACCGTTAACACCACCACCCTTGACGCCACCACCAGCTTTGTAACCTGCAGGCTTGTTCAAGCCCACATCACCAGTTTTACCTGATGTCTTGGTGTTACGTTCGGCTGTATCCATCTTGGTTTTACCCGATTTGGACATGATGATTCCGCTAGAAGCTAGACCGCCTTTTTTGTAGCCGCCCTGAGCTTCTACAACGCCACCAGTGGCAGACTTCTTACCGGCCATTGCCTTCTTGATCATTGCACGATCCTGCGCCGCATCTTCATGCTTCATAGAACCGCCTTTTTTCATAGCAGGCATTGGCATAGCAGGCTTGCTTGCCATCATGGCTTTGCGACGCATTGCCAAAGAAGGCTTTGCTGGTCGTGCGACGGGCATCATCCCGCCACGGGCAGGCATTGTGGACTCCATAGCTGACTGCATAGGCATATACCCACCGTCAGCCATCTTGCTCACTTTGCCACCCTTTTTGAGCTTCAGTTCAACTGAAGGCTCAGTGGTCATCATCTTGACCATTGGCTTGAATTGACCCATGTGCTACTCCTTAGACTTTCTGAGCGTAAACCACTGTCAAGCGGAAAACACCCTGAGTTGTAGAAATAGTACCGTTGGGGTCAACAGTGATGTACACAGACTGATTGGTTGTGATGTCTGCCATTGCCGCGGTTTGAGCCGCAGTTGGAGCAAATGTCAAACGACCACCAGCGATGCCATCAGTAGAGGACATATATTGCGTACCCGCGGCGGCAGTGCCAACCGTAGTCGCAATAGCCGTAGCTGTACCAGCACCTGCCACAGCCACAGTAGTACCGTCAACTTTGATGTCGATGATCTGTGAGCTTGCGGGAAGATACACGGAACTGCTAGTAGCAGTACCTGCGGCGGCAGTAGTAACGGTAGTTGTCTGAGACATTACGACGTAACCGCCGTCCACTGTGTCAGTCAAAGTACCAGAACCTGCGCGCAGGGTAGAACCAAAATAGGTTTGAGCCATTGTCTTTTCTCCTAGTAGGAGCAGGGGGCAAGCCCCCCGCCATTTGTGTGTGGATTAGACGCCGGGCGTGCCGTACATTGCACGAGGATCAGTGAAGCCCACTTGGTAACGCTCTGTCGCCTTGTAGCGCATAGAGTCAGTTTCGAAGTCGCCTTCCATAGTCTTCTCGAGCTTACGACGCATCAAGAGCTTCATGCCCTCTGGAGCATCGGTCTGTACCCACCATGCGTTTGCGTTTGTCAAACGAGACAACACAGCCGCGCCTTCGTCCAGCAAACCAATCGATTTGATTGGGTTGATGTCGTTGTTGGCGTTGCCAGCACGGAGAACAGACTTCAAGAGCACTTCGGCTTGGAAGACGTTGCCGGGCGCCACAACCAATTGGCGTGGAACCAAGCGAATCTTCTTACCGTTGTTGTCCACAGCCTGACGGATTTGGATCAACATCTGCTCGAGAGAAGTCTGAGACAGGTTAGCGGCGGTGCTCAGCAAGTTGCTGAATGTGCCGTTCACGATGGGGTGAGAGGCGCTGTTCAATTGCACGCCGTCGCCACCGGGGTACGCGCTGTTAAACGCACGGTTCAATACGTTAGCCGACAAAGTTTCCTTTGTTTCGATCAACGACTGAGCCAAGTGACGCGCATACACCTGACCAATACGGATATGGTCACCGTCTTCAACCAAAACTTTGGTCAAAGCAAATGCCAAACCAAATACTTGGTAGACGTAGCGTTGCAAGAACAGAACACCACCTTGTTGGTAGCTCACAGGAGTGCCGTCAGGCAACTGTGGAGCCGCACCGAAACCGTACAAGACGGGTTCTTCGTGGTAGTTACGTGGAATACCTTCTTGTTCGCGGAAAACGCGAGACCATTCATCGGTACGTTGGTCATAGACTCCGTCGAAACACTCGTTGAGAATTGGTTCAACAATCGAACGGAAGTCCGTACTGCGCATTGGAGCGGCCATGGTTCACTCCCTCCTTAGATAGCTGTGCCAGCAGTACCAGCGAACTGGAACTTGGCGATGGTTGCACGAACGATGACATAGTCATCACCCCAAGCGTTATCAGCATAGGGAGCGAGGTTAACGATTCGCATCTGAGCGCTGTTGCCAGAACCCGCGAGCGTCGTAGACAAAGTTGCTTGTGACAAACCAGTGGTGGTAGAACCAGCAGTGGTGTTGCTCAAGTCAGCTTCGTCGCCAACGGCGGTTTGTGTCAAAGTGCCATCAGTTTGAATTTCGTAAACAATGTTAGGGTCAGAGTAGTAATAAGCTACAACTGAACCAACTTGAAACGACTCGTTGGCGGGCCAGTAGTTGCTGATGCGACGACGACCAGTGCTGTCAGTCCACTCGACGCCACTGAAGGCTCCGAGGAATGCATCACCAGCGGCGGCGACCACAATGTAGCCTCCAGTGTTCATCTTGACAGGTTGACCCTTCAAGATGGTTGTTGCGTAACCAGCAGAGACATTTCCGCTAGTCGACACGGCTTGAATACCGTTGGCGAGCGCCGTAGCGCGATCCAGACCTGATGGGTGGAAAGCAGGACGCAAACCGAACGGAGCATTTGTAGAAGACATAGTCTTACTCCTATTTGGTTGCCTCTAGCCCTGAAAAACAGGAACTTTTTGTGAGGCGTTTTGGTCAAAATTGCCAAATCCATCGCCTTCAACCTGCGTCAGACTTCTGCCTGAGCTATCGCGTTGACCCTGCATTTGTTCGACTTGGAGTTTGATTTTGTCAGCCTCTTCCATCGGCAATTCATGGTGCATGTGCAACATAAGGTCTTGGTAAATTTCCATAGGAATTTTGCACAAGAGCATTTCGTTACACGCGATAAAACCAACGTGCTCGCCAGCCTTTACGCGGTAGTTGTCGAAGCCGGGGAACTCTTCAGATTTAACTGGAACGTACCCGATCCGAAACCGCTTATCAATACTGTCGTAACTGTTAGTGGTTGATAACCAGCATAGATGCCACCCGTCTAATTCGGGGGTCTTTGGCAGTGCGCTTTGTGTCCACTCATCACTCCACATCTTGCGACGTTCCTGTGCTGACATGAACTTCCCTTCGGGGGCAGACCTTGATGCGTCCTCACTTGCGCGAGTTTCGCGTCCACCAGCGGAGAGAGATTTTTTGAGACGAGATTCTGTCATGTTTATTCCTTAGTAGTTGTTGTTACGTGCTTCAATTGCATAACGCTTGATCATCTTTGCGCGCTTTTCTTTGTCATCCCAAAAGCCCGCATCCTTCATGGCTCTCACTTGTTCTGGTTTCAGAATAAATGAATTTTTTGAACCATTTCCAGAGAAGTTTTCGCGTCCTGAGCTGGTTACAACACTCCTTGGTCTTGCACGAGTAGGTCTCTCGTCGGTGTCGTCAGTATACCTATGTGGGAGACGTTTTTGCAAGCGTCTATCCAATTCTTCCCAATATTCTGATTGATTGGGATTCCAACCTTCTTTTACAAGCTTCTGGTCGATGACCTTGGCTATCTCGCTATCCTCGTCGTCCCCTTGTGGGTCATACCAAGGATTGCGTTCCATCCATCGACCTGCTTGGCGTTGAAGCTCTCGGCTGTCTTCAGAAGGTACTGACTGATTTGTGGTTTTGACAGCGGCTTCCTTCATGGCTTTGAGGTTCTCCACCTGACGGCGAGTCTCGTACCACATATCCTGCGCTTTGGAGAATGCTTCTCCGTCGCTGGCGCTGGTTGCCTCTGACATTTTCATCTTTGCATATTGCAGACGCAGTTCTTGATCTTCGATGGCTTTATCCATGCGAGCTAGGTCTGCGCTGTTGGTCTTGCGCTCAACAACCGAGAGGCGTTCTTGCAACTCTTGGTTCTGGCGCAATAGGTTTTGCAGGCGAACGTCCTTCTCGGCGTTGGTCTGCTTGATGTATTCCTTTTTAGCCTTACGGCGTGCGCGACGAGCGGCGCGGATGGCTTCGGTGTCGTCAGGATGATCAGCGTCTTCGCCATCGTCTCCTGTAGCGCCACCCTCAGCGCGTTGCTCTTCTTCGCCCTCTTCCTCTGGGGCTAAGTGATCTGGAAGCTCCACGACAGCTCCGCCGTCATTTCCTTCCGAGACTTTGATTTCGTCTAGTTCTTTGGTTTCTGTGCTCATATAAAGGCTTTCATTGCTAAGGGGTCACCAGTTAATTTGGCGATGACTTCGTGATCGTTTAGCACCATGAACAGTGCGGGATCCTCTAGTTCATCTTCGTTTGGGACTTTTACTTCCCAACGATCTCCGCCCCATTTAGGGACTCGGATGTAGTCACCAACTTCACACCACGTGCCTTCGGGCCATGGTTGCATGGTGTCACGGTGCTTGAACGCGATCGGCCCTATCGCCAATACTTTCGCCACCATGTTTTGCCATTTCTCGGTTTCCTTGGTCTCTTCGATCAAGATAATCCCTGCGCTTGTTGCCTTCTTCTGTGTTCGGCGGAGTTGAACCAAGATTCTTCCGCCAAGAGGTAGTGCGCCGGGGTCAACGCTCGGGAATGCCCAAGCTAATTCAGCGTCGCTAGACGCTACGGTGCTATCACTCATCTTTGTCTTCTTCCTTTAAGAAATTATTTATGATGTCCAAAGTTTCCTGTAAACCTTGGTGATGTCCAACCAGTCGCTGGTAAGCCTCCCACGTAACCGCGTTACCACGCGATAGGGAAAGACTGATTTCAGTCTGTGAGGCTTTGATGGCGCCGATTAAGTCTCCTATGCTTCTCATTATTTTTTCTTCGCGTTTGCCAATCCTCCTTGTTTTGGTGCGTTTCCGCCCTTGGGTTGCATAGATGTACCGTCTAGCTTCTCGCCCATGGCGATACGCTTATGTTGAGGTACGTTGATACCTTTTTGCTCTTGATCACTGGTAGCCATTTTGGTTTCCTTGGTTCAGGGTGGTTAATGCAGAATTTCTCTGCTCTACTTGCATCTTGGCTTTATCGCGGGTAAGGCGAGCCGCTTCGATGCGCTCTTTGGTCTCGTTATCACCTTCAGCAATAGCGAGCTTGAGTTGGTTGTCTTCCGCGGCAATAGCCATCTCGTCTTGATGCTTTTGCTGGGCAAGTTGTACGTCTGCTTGGTCGCGCTTGGTGCGACGCTCTGTCTCCGCCATGCTTGTTTGCTGGAGAACCATTGCTTCTGGCGTCATTGGTGGCTTAGGCGCGTACTGTTGCATCTGTTGCATCATCTGCTGGATAACAGGCATGATTCCGCTAAACACCTCTTCTGTATCCAAGTTGACGTGGCGCGAGGCAATAGCAAACAACTGGTCGATCTGCTCGGTCTTCTCAGAGTCATCGTAGTCCTTCACAGGGTGTCCAACAGACTTGGTGACGTATCCGTTCATGCGGTTCAAGTACCACAGCGTTAAGTGCTGTTTAACGTGCTCCATGGCATGTGGAATGAAGGCAGGAGCGATCAATGGGTTGCCACCCAAGATTGGGTCTTTGGCAAAGTCCAAATGGGATTGGATGTGCGCCAAGTGATCTTGCTCAATGTACGCAAACGCCGCCTGCCCAATCGCCATAGCTACGTTCTCGTTGGCTGGATCGCGCTTCTCTGGGTCTGGAACATCCCTTAACAGCTCGTTTATGGATGGAACCTTCAACTGCTTGAGTAGACGCTCTTCCACTGCCTTTGCGTTGTACAGGTTAGGGTGCTTATCAGCGCGAGAGACAACCGCCTGAATCTGAGCCATACGCTGGGTCTCAGAGAAGATGTGCGGGTCAGAGACTGGGACAACATCTGTGTTGCGTTTGAAGTCTTCGCGTTTGATCTCAAGGTCAGCAACGATGTCACCACGCTTTTGCTCATCCAAGTACCAGCGGTTAATGCGCGCTAGCACCTTCAGAACACGGCTCTGAGAGTCATGGAGGCGGGCGTGGATGGCGGAGAACACCGCGGCGCCCTGCTCAATCAGCGCTTGTGTAGTGCCTACAGGGGCGTTAGCGTTGATGTCAGCAATCTTCTCCTCGGAGGTGGTGACCACGCCCTTAGCGGCGTCCTGTAGGAAGCCCATGAGCTTGAACAAGACCTCGCTTGGAGGGTTGAAGGGCATGGGCATGGCGATCTTGCGGATGTCGTCGACGCCCGGCGCCCCCTCGATCTCCGCTATCTGCGTTACCTCTACCTGCTGTGACTGTCCCGAGATGCGCGCCCCCTTGAGCTTGAGCATCGTCGCGGCGTTGTTAATGTGAGCACTATCCAACAAGGCACGCAAAGAACCAGTAAGAGCGGCAGACAAGCCACCGATAAGATGAGGTAACCCAATCGCATACGCGCCCCTCCAAGGGATGAACTTGAACTCAATGATGTGATCAAGCTTGGTCATCGTATCGTCGCCCTCTTCCCAATTACGGTAGAGACCAACCACGGTGTTATCCATCTCGTCAATCATCAGGATGTAGGGAGCCATCTCACCCTTGGTGTAGCTGTCGTCCTCTAACTCCATCCATGTATAGACGTGGTAGACGCGACGGATGCCGTCTTCGTTGTCTTCCCACTTCTTGCCTTCGATCTTTTGTGACGCCTTCTCAGGGCCTGTCGGATCGGGTTCCATGGTTGCACGGATGTAGTTCGTGTCGCGGTACAGACCTGAACGCACACGGTTTTGGTATTCCCAGTCCGATATGTCCATAACCTCTGTCACGCGCTGAGCGGTGTAGAAGTTGGCAGACGCAAAGGGAAGAAGGATATTGTCAATAGGGACGAACTCAGCGCATGGGCGCTTCTTCTTGTCGTCGTAGTAGAGCTTCAAGAACTGTGAGCCACCTAGAGGTAGTTGGGTCAGCATCTGCTCTTGCTCGTCGCGGAATTCCTCGATCTGCTCGGTCAGTTGCCAGTTCATGTAGTCGCGTTTGCGCTCAGCGATCTCTATCTTTTCTTGGTCTACGTCACCCAAAATCTTGGTGCGGGTGGGGCCATCTGGGGGGAACAACTCTTTGATGGCACGAGCGGCGAAGTCAACGCAGGCTTCAGCCATGACGGGGTGAACGACTTTGCTGGCGCCGTTGAAGCTCGCCCCGCCGGGGGCATCATTCCCCATCCCTGTGCGTCGGATGCCATCCTCATATTGCTTGTCACGTTCCTTGCGCGCATCCTTGTCTTTCTCAGCCAAGCCAATGTAGCGCAGGGCGATGACATCCAAGTCATACGAAGAAATCTCATCGCTGTCAGCCAAGTTAGCGTAGAAGTCTTGGTCTTCGGAGGGGCCCTTGTAGTCATCCATCGTGACAACAGCAGAACCGTCAGGAAGCTCCTCAATCTCTGACTCGTCAAGGTTGATGTCGACAGCAACGCTACCGTCTTCTTGTTCTTCCATCCCTGAAATACCTTCGATATTGCGACCGAATTCGGGATCAATGGGCATTTCTGTAGCCATGTTTTAGCCTTCTTTAATTTCTACTTATAAGATCAAGCAACATTGTGTCTGGATTCTTGGACACATTGACTCGACCGCCTTTTTTGAATGCAGTTCCTTGGATGACGTTTCCACCATCCCTCATATCAGGTTGTGTGTCGTACTGCCCACCAACTGATGCTGTTACAGCACCGCCATCAGCAAACATGGGTAGACCTTGTGTAGTTATCTCTTCGCGCATCTCGGGGGTGATGTCAAAGCCATGGAATTGCATGGTTGGAACTGGCTGGGGCGCGTAGCCGGGCAACGTCAAATTGTTTGGATTTGTTGCAGACGGTTGTTCAATGTCAAACGGACTGACCTGTACGTTGTACTTCTTGCCAAACTCATTGAGGTAGGAGGGGATCATCTTGTCGTAGAAGCCCTTCATGCCTTCGCCACCCATAGTTAAACCTTCTCCAGACAAACTACCAGATTTATCTTGCAATATTTTTTGAGCCATTTCTTTACCAACAACTTCATCAAGAGTTTGTCCACCAAAATTTCCGCTTTCAAATTTTGGGAATATTCCTGTTGTCGGGTCATAACTGGCAGTAATTTTTTTATCGCCAGTGTCAATTGTTAAAAGATTTCTGTTTTCCGTTGTTGGATTCCAAGATATTTCATTAACTTGTTTGGCTAAATCGTAGCGCTTCGCTTGCTCCGCGCCGGGCGTCACCGCGATCTTGTCATAGCCGTTCTCCGCGGCGTAGTTGAGCAGGCGCTTCATCGCTAACTCGTGCCAGTTCTTTTTGAATGGAGCGTCTGGAACACTACCTCTTATGTTCAATGTTGCTGTTTGAATTGCATCGTCGGCATATGAATTATTTTGAAAAGTAGTTTTTTGATTGTTTCCAAAATCAACCGTTACCGTCCCATCAGGATTGGTAGTTTTTTCTGGTTTAAATTGATAGCCCTTCTCACGTCCCAACTGATGCCAGTCAGACTGAATCTCTTCGACGTGGAGAACCTTTTGCGTTGCGCCTGTGGTGTCTACGTTCTTAAACTTCTTAGCGTGGGAGAACTGAGCCGCCTCCAACGGAGTTATCACCCCTCTCTGTACAGCAACACTAGGCGCGCCAC